AAGCTCTTTAGGCTGTTCTCGTACCACATCACCGTCGTTTAAACGACGACGCCAAAATGAATTATCAGGAACCTCTGTGCCAGATTCAGGCAAAAAGGTGCCCTTTACCGGGTCACGCACAGTGCGACCGGCGACGGGTTTAACAATCATGGGATTTACTCCGGGAAGTTTATAGAAACCAGAGGGTCGATGGTGCCGTCTGGCATGGCGATGGTGATATCCATACCCTCCAACCGGTCAGCATTAATGGGGTAGAAATCTTCCGGCCCCTGGTAGTATTCGATATCCAGTTCCATCAGCAGTTGAGCCATATGGCCCTCACCGCCAGAATCCAGATCAATGGTCGAACGTACACGGGCAAACTGCTGTATCTGGCGGGTGAGGTCATAACTGTTTATCACCGCCCGTTCAATTTGTTCTCGTAACTGCTCGAGCGCCAACTCTGCTTTAACCGCGCCATCATCGGTATGCTCACCATCCAACTCCTGCAACCGTCCGGTAATGCGCACGGTTGTTATGGTGTTGAACTGCGGAGCATTTCGGCCTAATGACTGTTTTTCCTCGATAAGGGTTTGCACCAAGATAACCGGGTACATATCCTCAGTAGTCGGCCAGTCACGCGGAGAATAGACGCGGTTTTCCGCGTCCGTATTACCGATAATGGCATTAACAACCAGCTTTCTTATTTGCGCGGTATTCATGCTTTTACCCGATTAAGAATGAGCTTGCTGCCGCCGTGACTGTCTGGCTGAACATCTGCTACAGCAAACAAGGTATTGACCGGTTCATTAGCAACGATGCCAATAAATACCCGGTCCCCCTGTTTAGGTGGTGAACGAAACTCACTGTCCCTAACCCCTAAAACGGGATTGGTGGTATTAATGGTGCTGCCATCATCCAGCGGGTCAATGGTGGTATAAGCCCGATCAAAGATGCCGCTGATGGTATAAGTTGGCTTACCACCAGCAGGCCGGTAATCAACCGGGTCACCAAATACCGCTTGTAGGGGGGCAAGAAGATGCTGATCCCAGTTGACACCCATCAGCCACCTCGATTTATCTTCACACCATCATCGACAGTGATTGAGGGGCCAGTAGTGCTAGCCGCCTGCTGCCGTAATGCTTTCACATCAGCAACCACGCCCAGGCTAATCAGCCGTTCAGCATCATCATGCAACAGGAATAAACGGCTATTCTCCACATGAGTTTCCCCGCTATGGCGCAGAGTCTGGCCTTTTACGACAACAACCTCCAACTCGTCAGCGTCGTCCGTCGAATCATCATCCGCGAACTCAGGCGGATTTCCGCCCAGTTCATTGATAGTCGGTTGTTGCTTTGCTGGTTTTGTCATATCACACCACCGTCGCACAGAGTGAGGCATTTACTCGGCTTGGAATTACCAGTGGAGCAGATTGCATCAACAGGTAACGCTGTGCCGGGTCGGGCATAATCCATGATTTTGGTGCGAAAGCCATTGGACCGTAATTAAACGCAGGGTCTAGAATGAGACCAAAGGCGCGAGTCCCCATCAGGTCAGCACCTGACATTAATACTGCGCCATCTGGGATCATCGGCTTTTCAATGCCGTCCAGCGGGTCAATAAACCAGTCGTTATACAGCCACAGATCAAAGTTACCCCAGCGACCTTTATAAACCGCGCCTTTATTGACGCGCGGCCCCGCATCAACCTGATTACCAAAGGGACTTAATGCCGGGAATACGATGGCATTGTCTTTAATAGTGGTATCCAGACGGAACGCTTTCCATGAGGAGGTAGTAAATACCAGGTCAGTGGCCACCGATCCTGACTCTTTCAACATCAGCGTTTGCCAGTCTTCAATATCATCGGAGGGCTGAGTATTTGTTGCACCGGCAGCCACAGATAATGGCCATTTATCTGACCCACTCAATGTAATGGTCAGGTTACTGGAACGACCAAAATCAATGACCGTGGTCGGGAACCCATCCCCCACCACGGTAATCTGAGATTTAGTCAGCGCACTGGCGGCCATCCATTCCAGACGACGGTTAAGCATGTCGATCTGGTCTTCCATTTCAAACTGGATGTTTAACATTTCGCGCTCTGCGGCGGTGTATTCCCCACCAATGCGCTCCCCCATCTGGCGGCGGATCGGTTTACGCAAGTCAGGCGCGCGCTTGTCTTTGATATAAGCGGGTTTGAAGGTATTGGTTTGATACTTGCGGCTCTCCACCAGCTTCCCTTCAACTAACGGGGAAACGAAAGGAGACATACGACGTTTACCAATATCAACATCGATGGAAACCTCTTCGGTTTCATAGGTCACCACATTGGGAAAGAAGCGATCGAGTAACCAGTTCTGGCTTGTTTTCAGGTTGGGAACCAGACCCACCAGCACATTGGTATCGTAAATATTCATGTAGTATCTCTTTTAATTTGCTGGCAGCCAGAGCCGCCAGACAAAGATTGAAGACGAGCAAGCCCCTGCCGGGTGAATGGCATCGGATGCAAATCAGAAAGTGAGGTTTTAAACTGGCGCTTGGATACTGTCTTCGAGGAAGATTGAGTAGGTCCGCAGGTCGGTTTTTAATTCATCCAGCGTCCATGAAGCATCATGAATAATACGGTTTTGATTGAATTGCCCCATCAAATAAACACCTCCGCGCTGAGATGTTGTTGTCGTATCCACATCATCGACGAGGATGGCGACCGGTACTTCACTGCCATCGGTGGCGGTCTTAACAGACTTGACGTACTCACCTGATGCCGTAATTTTACCCAACACTGTGCCCCGCAAATGTATCGCAGCCGCCTGAGCAATAACGCCAGTATCAGTGACTAGTTGTAATGTCCCTGAGACTAACTGGTCTGGCACAAACAACGATGAGCGCATGCCCGGTTGAAATGCATTTTGTCCAAAGTTATCCATTATTTTTTACCTTTTGCAGAGTCATAAAGACTGGCCATTTTTTGGACCATAGACATTCCCCTGGACGTCGTCGCGGCATCTTGCCCTGGTCGTGGGGTATTAGCCGCTTGCATTCGCTCATCCAGCGTCCGTTTACGGGAAGAGGATGACGTTGCTGGGGCGGCTGTAGTTGCAAGAATACGGATTGCTGCTGCTGAACTCATGCCTGAATTAAGGGCTAATGTTGCCGCCAAATCCATACGCCCAGCCGCATGTTGACTGCTAAAGATGCGAGCACAACGATTACGTTCGGCACTGCGGCCCTTTTTAACGTTACGGTCTTCTTTATCATCATCGCCGTCTTCTTCTTCCCCCTCTTCTGCATCAGCATCATCGGAGTCGTCTTCAGCATCAGGGTCTTTATTGTCCTGATCATCAGAGTTATCGTTTTGGTCGTCATCGTTCTCTTCGGCATCAGGATCTTTTTTATCATCCTCAGCCCGACGACCTTTGGCTTTTTTGGACTCTTTATTATCGTCCTCTGTCTCTTCTGACGCCTTGGCCCCACGGCCAAACAGGTGAGCAAAACCTTGAATTTTCTTACCCATTATTTTCTCCAACCAGTTTTAATAAATCGCGGAATGCGACATCAGGCGAGGCGACTTCATCAGCCAACCCCAGTTGCACACCATCAGCGGCCAGGTAACATGCGGCCTCGGTGTCCCTGATAGTTCTTTCAGCTATCCCGCGATTGCGGGAAACGGTACTCACGAACAAGCGGCCCATCTCGTCAACATCGGACTGAATGGCCTTTTTTGCCTCCTCGCTTAATGCCTCGTAGGGATTTGATTCAGCTTTTCTGCTCCCAAAAGTGATTATCGTGACCTGTACCCCATCGCTTTTTATGCGCTGCGACCAGTCAACATGCATGACGATGACGCCAATTGAACCGACCCCGCCAGTACGCGGGACAATAATCCGATCCGCAGCGCTGGCCAGCGCATAAGCAGCGGAGTAAGCACTTTCGGACAGGATGGCCCATATGGGCTTTTCGCCTCGGGCTGCATAAATTTCATCGACCAAATCAAAACACCCGGCAACTTCACCGCCCGGTGAATCAATATCAAGACAAATGGCTTTGACTTCGCTGTCATTCATTGCCGTCAGAAAGCTGGCCCGAATGCCGTCATAGCCCGTCATTCCGCTGTAAGGGCGCAAGGTGCCTAATTTCTGCACTAAGGTCCCCGTGATGGGTATCCGTGCTATACCAGCGATAACGTCATAACCACACTCGCGCCCTTTGCGCGTAAAGGTATCGTCATCGTCATCCCAATCGGCATTAGACTGAATGCGCGTCAGGCCGAACCGATCAGTCAGTGCCGCCATAACCACTTCAGCCTTGTGCGGATGAAGGGCCAGCGGAGTGTTAAATAGCCGCTGGGCTAAATGTGGAAGATTCACTGTGCCTCCGGTTTTTGTTGTTGGTTGGCTGTAGGCTGATCGGGTGCAAAGGTTTCAGCTTGCAACCATGTAGGGATCGGCAATCCACGCTCAATGTATGCCTCACGTTCTCGCTGGCGCTGATCCAGCAATTCTTCCCAGTCTTCACCCACGTTTTCAGCGGCTTCCATTTCGAGAGTAGATAGCCCCGCCTCCATGCCAAGAATGGCCCCTTTCTTCTCAGCCACCGGATCAACCCAACCCCGACCGGGCCCCATCCACTGCGCACGGCAATAAGCTGCTTTCGCCGCGAGAAAGTCCGGCGCACCGTCAGGTAAGGGAACTTCACCTAAGTCATGCAACTCTTCGATAAAGCACGACAAAATGGGCTGAGCGAATCCCGTGGCAAAATCATCCCGGCGGCGAGTCAGGGTTTTCCAAGCTTCCAGCATGGCGGAACGGGCTGAGCTGTAGTTAACATCTGACCAGTCCTGTGTCAGTTGTTGGGTAGAAATCCCCAATGATGCGGCGACGTTTCGTAATGCAGCGCTTTCAAAGGCGATAAAATTACTGGTTGGCCTTACTGCGCTCAGCGTCTCCATTCCCTCACCCGGGGCGAGGATGGGTATTCGCGCCCCCCCTTGTAAAGATAGCCGTTTTTCATCGTGATACTCACGACGCATATCTTGATAGCGGTTCACTTCATCCCCTGTATCAAGGGCTTCCGCCACTAAACTCGGGTCATAAGGTGATGTGATAAAGGCGGCAAAAATGGAGTTCAGTATTGAAGATTGCAGCTCCACTTCATCGTACTTAATCAGCATCTTCAGGCGCTGAACAATCGGGGTGAAAATACTGATACCCCGATGCTGGGACGCCCGGTCACTGTCAAAGTCATGAATAACAATCGGACGGCCCCAGTCAGTTTCACGCGGGATACGCTCCCACGTCATGGTTTCTTGAGCCGCCCACCAATCCCCCATATGCGCCTTGCGGATGTGGTAGGCTACTGGCACCCCGTCATCATCAATTTCGACTCCACCACGAACATTCAACATGTCGAACTTCTGCTGTGGGTTACTTAATCTGTCCGGGTCAATAATTTGTATTGCCGTGGCATACTGCGCTTTACCATAGCCAAGACGGTCAGGGCGATATTGCATGACACAAAGCGCGTCACCGTCGATCAGCTTGTGCCGGAAACCAAGTCGCAACAGTTGAGCTACGGTTTTCTTTCTTTCCGCATCACAATAACGATTGGGATCATTCGCCCAAATTCGCCAGCCTGACTCAATGGCCCGTCCATATTCATCAGCCCATTTCGCGTCAAATTTATGATTACCAGTCATCAGTGCCAGAGTCCGATAATCAACCTTAGCAAGCGGACGGAAAGACGCACCAACGGCATTATCCAAAATACGGGTAACGCTTCCCGAGGCCCAACCATCGTTACGTACCATGTCGCGAACGCGGGCAACCACCTGATCGCGGGAGGTATTGATTTCGTTATCCGGTGACCACAAGGACGGCTGCCAATTGGCCATAGAATCACTGAATGAATCAGCAGCGTCATACGGAACCCCTCGGGAACCACTCAACATTGATGCCCTTGATTTTGATGGCGGCAAGGGGCTACCGTCAGGACCTAAAATCCTTACTGGGTTTTTCATCAGTAACGAAACCTTATCGCCCTGCGTGGACGCTTAACGATGCCTAGCTGAGCCTGAAGAAGCTGAATTAACCCCATGAGTGTCCCAATATCTGTTTGCTGATAGGTAACCGATCGGGTGCCATCCCCTTGCGCATAGGAGAACGAAACGCCCTTCGCGCCGGACGATAATTCGATATAGGCTTGCTGCGCTCGGTTTAATGCCTCTTCTAATTGGGCGCGACTCATCGCACCGGCCAGCAGGCTAGTGTTTGCATTGAACATGGATATCCTTACGCCAGCCTTCTGGCTCTACTTTTAGGTGTAGTGGGTTG